TAACTCTGCCTTCCTTATTCTAAAATCATTGGTCATCTATATATAAAACCTTTGAACCAAAGCCTTTTGATAACCCTCCACGTCTTCCTTCTGTGTTTACGTTCCTACCAAAACTACTGGTAGGTGCGGAGTCTACATAGTTAAATGCTCCAGTCTTTCTATCTTTTACTTTTCTCTTGTAGTTAACCCCATCTGGTGTCTCATCCATGCTTGTGAATGGTGCTGGGGCAACCTTTGATGGCAAGCCAAGTGATACGTTTGCTTGTTCGTTTTGGTCAAACCCAGCAACTGGTGCAGTATCAAGTATGTCTGCATAGTTCGTCGGTACTGGATTGTTTGCTCCTTGAATAGGCTCGTCTTCTAATGGAGGTTGGTAACCTGAATAGGCTCCATAAGCTCCAGCCAAACCAGCGAACACTCTATCAGCCGTTGTTATTGGGTTCTTTTTTGTACTAGACGGCAAAGCACCATATGCTAGACCACCACCAATTGCTGTTTGAATTGCTTGGTCATTGCTTGCACCAGCTAATTTTGCAACTGCTCCAGAACCAAGAGCGGCTAAACTTCCTTGAACAACTCTGTTGTCTAAGGGAGCTTCTAAAAATTCGTCGTAATTTTTTTTAACGTTATCTACTAGGCTCTTGCCTACGTTGCTGATAGTTTTCTGAAGGTCATCTAATTCAAAGTGATACCAAACGTGACCAAATTCTTGTGCACCTGTCTCTGGATTGTAAACACCTTTGTCGCTTCCGACTAAGTATTGTTCTGGGTCCAAGCCTTCTTGTGCTGTAGCTTGCATTATCCCAGCCGCCATAGCTGGGAACTTCTCCATGACAGGCTTTGGAACTACAAACTCACCATCGGTTGTGTAAGAAATGTTGTTGTCCACACCACGCATGTTCGCTTTGTGATACAACTCCTCCAAGTCTTGTCTTGAGGGTATCTTGTCAAAATTCATTGTTCCCTCCTAAACGTTAACTGTAGCCGCCGCTATTCCTACCTCAAGTGATGTTGCCGACGAAGCATTCGTGACTACAAGTTCTAGTCGTCTACCCACACTTGTAGCATCAATCTCAATGATTGTCGTTAGGTTTTGCTGAGACGCAGTGGTCGATACGCTATATGTTGAGCCAACCGCAACACCATCTACGGAAAGCTGAATAGTACATGTACCGCCCGATAGTTTAAACGCAAGACCATCTATTCGTATTGTTTGCTTAAATAGTCTTTGAACAAAGTAAGTTTTGTTTGTGACTGTGGCACCGCTTTGTTCCCATACGCTAAAGAATGGTATGGTAACTGTTGAGAATGTTTCTGGTAGCTGACTCGGTGGCATTTTACCAGATGTATCAAGAGTCGCTACACCATTAGCCGCACCCATGTACGTCTTTGGAACTAGGGCTGAGAAGTCAATGTCGCCATACTCTAGTGCTGTACCAGTTCCATTCACCCTGACGTACTGACTTGCATTTGTTTGTAAGAACGTAGGAAGTGAGCTTTCAGGTGAAGTATTGAGGAACTGTGTTCCGTCGTAGAACTTCAGAACCGCTGGAACCTGAGATGTATCAAGCCATAAGTCTCCAGTTACTGGTGCTGTAGGTGCCGTCAAAGAGTTTACAATGTTTGCTTTGTTAGCTAACGACGTAGAAAGATTCGATACCTTTATCTGAGGAATCTGGTTGTCTGTAACTGAAAGTTTTGAGTATTGGATGTATCCATTTGCGTCTGTGTATTCGTCTTCAAACATAAGACCAGCAACTGTTTTCACAGATGTGTTCTCAACAGTAATGATTGTCACCTTGTCACCAGTTGTTAGCTGGTTGTTTGTATCCAAGAATGTGATTGTTGAAGCGGCAGATGATGCTAAGTAGTCAGCAGTACCACCTTCTTCTTGAAGAACTCCGTTCCTGAAGACTAAGAGCTTTTCGTCTGTAGTGTGCACAAATGATACCAGTGTTGTTGCACCGCTTATCTCATTGTCCACTCGTCTAAAGTTTGTAACAGCCTGAGAACGAATAGAGTATATGGATATCTTATCTGCGTTAGCCAATGCTGGTGTAACGTTACCGATTGTGACTGTGTTATTCGCTGTGCTGTATGTGTATTGTGCCGCAGTTCCACCAGTAGTAGCGTCATGGAGTAGCAGTCCATTCCTATAAACTACGATGTTCTCTGTGCTTGCGTCGAATGTGTAAGGGACAACTGCGTTCGGCGTTCCAATTGTAGATGTGGCTGTAGCTCCAGTACCATTACCGCCAGTGAGGGTGACAGTAGGGGCAGTTGAATAACCAGAGCCAGCAGTTCCAACTGTTATTGCATCCACAACTCCATTGGCATCTATGGTAGCAGTTGCTGTAGCTTGAACTCCGTTCGTCGTATCGTTAGGTGCACTGATTGTAGCAGTCGGTGCCGCAGTATATCCAGTTCCTCCAGCACTTACTGTGATTGCAGTAACTGTAGAGCCTATCTCAAAGTCTTGCCTGTTAAAGAAGAAAGGACCTTCAACATTACCAACGGATGAACCAGCAGTTCCTCTAAGGTCTGCGATGTTAGCAATCGTAATCCAACCACTTTCGTCGTCAGCGTACTGACCTACTCGGTACTGGATACCAGTATTCACATCTTGCCTCATCTGGATTGGACCACGAAAGACCCCTTCCTCGTTGAATAAGATTGCAAACAACTCGCCAATTGTCTTGTTTCCAAGCTCGGCTGAGTTGACATACCGAATGAGATTCTCAAAGTCGGTATGAATGTTCCCACTATTTACATAGTTTTGTGGGTGTTGTTGCCTTAATCTAGCCATTATCCTGTCCTCACTGCTACTGCGAACCCTATAATCTTTAGGAGTCCTTTACCGCTAGTCGTAAAACGAAACTGTACGCCACGATAACGATGTTCAAATTTTCTTTCATACTGTCTACTTAACGGCACATCGGGGAATTTGTCGTCCGCTCCGTCATCTTCTATTAAAAATTGCATAGAAGACAGGTATCTACCACGCTCATCAAAGGACTCTACCTGAAGCTCTCCTTTACCAGTGGCTTGTAAGATAAAGCTGTAACTTTCTTTGATATCGTTGATGGCACCTTGCCACAGTATGGGTGTGGCTACGACCATTTCTGGGCTGTACTGAACCACATCCTCGATTTTATTCTGTTCCCATATACCGCCAGGGGTTCCTAGAAGCGTTACACCGCCTAGCGTTTTGGCACATCTTGTATTTAAGAAGTCACCAGAAGACCATTTGCTTTCACCACCTACTTGTGGGTTCAGTGTGAGAGTTAATCTCCGTGAAAGCTGGTCTGATTGAGGAAAGAATATATGGTATTGACCCTCGTCTTGGTCAAAGAATGCATTTATTTCTTCAAAGTCACCAACAGATTTTAGGTATTCTCTGTATATCAGGTCAATTTTATTGGACATTGGTATGGTAAAGATGGTGACACCATTGGTTTCTGAGCGTCGAAGGGAGTGTACGCCGTCTCTTGAGCAGAACAAAAGGTCTGAACCAGCCTGTGCAATGGTGTTATGGCTAATCAAACCAACCTTAATGTTAGCTTTATCGTCTATTTGCCATAGCGTGTAGTTAGGATGTAGCTGATATACAAGCACTTGGTCGAATGTAAACACCGCTAGTCGTGAGTTTTCAAACACTCCTAGCCCTCTTATCTCGTCAGCAGTACCAATAACGTTTGCCACATCAATGTCTGAGGCTTGAGTTACTTGAACAGCACTAACATCTTCGTCCAATGTGAAGACATCTTCTGTATCTACACGACTAAAATCAATGATTGTTCGTCGTCCTGGCTGTCCAGCAGTAGCTAATCGTCGTTGAACAGACACGACGTAGGCTGGTCTTGGGTCTGATGAAGCTGTTATTTCTTTGAAACGAAACCCATCGTATGAATACATTGGGAAGTCTCGTGATGCGAATATAACTTTGTTGTTGTAAACAGTAGTCGTAACAATGGCAGACTGAGGATAAACTTCTGTTGTTTGGTGTGAGCCAGATTGAGGAGACACATCTACTCTGCGTCCAAATATGTAATAATCTTGCTGAGTCCCATTTGATTGCTGTGCGACTATCCAATCGTAAAAGGCTGTGAAGTCATCTGCGGCTGTGCCGCCTTGATTCTTTATGGTTACCTTGTTGTAAACAAAGTCTATTGATGCTTTTAGTGTTCCGTTAACTGTAAGAGGAACAGGTGTGTATGTTTTGTCAAAAGCAACTTCTATGCTGTAAACTGGTGTGCCAGTTGATGGAACTCCCCAAACAAATGATGTCATGTCTGGATAATTGGCAACTGTTTCGTATGTTATTGTGTAATAAACAAGAGTTCCAGTAGGTCTGTAGGTCCCGCTAGTGTCTGTTTCTACGCCTGAATTGTCTGACTTTAGTTTTAAGTCAATGACTCTTTGTGGGTTTGCAAGACTACGTTCTGACTTCAACGTTGTGCCGCCCCCATCTTTTTGTGCCCAAACAGCTAAGTCACGACCAAAGAAGGCAACGTGCTTTATAAGTGCGTCGCCTGTTGTTCGTTGTGTTGCTCCTGGGTCTCTAACTATAGAGCCACGAAAGTCTGCGTAACCATTGACGATTGATATCAAGTGTTGCTTCTGACCAGTGTCTAATGCACCTTTGTCTCGTGAAGCATCAATTCCCTGGAAGTCTTCGTAGGGATATATCTTCGTCTTTACGCCTGATGGTGCGTATGTAGTTGACATTAGTAGTTAGTCCTTTTCCCATCTCTCCTTGCATCATATGGCTGTGAACCAGTCGGTGTAACAGATTTGTCCCAAGGAGACATCTCTATTGGACCAGAGCCATACTTTCTCTGATACAAAATTCTGTTCATCATTTTAAAATACATCGGTCCATACGCCTCAATCTTATTCGATTGTTGCTGAACTGAGTAGTGATAAAGCAAACCTGAAACCATTATTGAGTCTGGTATTGCTCGTTGTTGTTGTGGATGTGTGTAGTAGTCAATCTCAGGATTGTCCCAGTACACATGACCCCGTAAGTCTTCGATAACCAAGTTGGCAAACTCTACAAACATTAACATGACTTCGCCATCTACAGTGCCTGGGTGCATATCTCCGTAACGACGAAGAGCCTGAAAGACGAGTGCTTCCAGGTCACTATATGGCTCTGATATGTGAGGATTGTTTACAGAATACCTGTTACGACCCTCTTCTTTATCCCAGTCTTCTTGCCATGTAGTTCGTATTTCACGCTCTGTGTTTGCGTCAATTACGTCTCTTAGGTCACGAGCACCTGGCATATCAGTTCTACCAGTGCCTGGGTCTGTGTGAACTGGGTCTGTATTTACTGGTCTTGCACCAGTGATATTGTCGTATGCCCTGTTTACTCCAGAGTTTCCTGTTCCTGAACTTCCACTACTAGCATTTGCCGCACTAGCATTTGCATTAGTGTTAGATACTGCGTTGCTACCGCTACTACTACTGCTAGAACTAGAACTGGAACTGGAACCGCTAGAACTAGAGCCTGATGAAGAACCGCTACTGCCAGTGTGATAGCTCATTTTCTACTCCTCTTTAATATAAATTCCTTTTACAAAGAACTCATGCATTTCAAAAGCCTCTACATGTTGAGGTTTGATAGAAAACATGTTGTATTCCCTATCTTCATCCCAATATGTTTTGTATGTCTCGCCCCTTAAACCAGTCTCTCTGTTAATTACTTGAGGCTCTGCTGAGACGTATATGGTGTGCTCTTTACGCTGACTATTTTTTGGTGCTGATTTCTCAATAGCCTTTTGTGCTTTAGCTACCTTGCGATTGTTTGATGCCTTCTCTTTTGCACTCTTGCTTGGTGCTGTGCCACCTACCCAAGCCTCGTTTACTTCAGGTGTGCTCAAGTCATCTCCTATGAGTTGACCTTTGTCGTTCCTTGCTCTTTCTGCCATTATTACCTCCAATAAAAATAAGGACGGCTGTTGCCGTCCTTATCTTAACATTAAGGGGAGTCCTTAATCGTCCTTATGTGACTTTGTTCCAGCCTTTGATACGATGGTGCACTTTTGCTTGAGTCATCTCAAGTCCACACTCAGTCATATACATATGCTTTACGCCATCGAAATCAGGAGCTTGAACATCCCTGATAAGTTGAGTGTCACGTCCTTGCATGTAACGGAACTTTAACTCAGCCATATCTAGGATAATCATTTCTTCTGTCATTCCTGTCTGACGGAACATTGGGTGCATGTATACCAACAAGTCGCCAGCGTATGTGGTGTATCGTGTTAGTGATACGCCATAAGCGTTGTCGATTTGTGTTGGTTGCCAACGATTTTTGCCGATTTCCATAAGGTTGGAAATAACTCTAGCACCACAGAATGCGACTTTTTCTGAGCCACCGAAAGCAAAAATGTTTTCGATTAACAGTTTGTCGAACTCTTTCTCAGTGATAGTGTTTGCAGTTGCACCAAAAGAAGCACCATCTGTTACGTCAGTAATCTGTGTTAACAGACCGCCAGTGTAACGTGTTGGGCTTGCAGTTGTACCATTTGCTTCATGCCTTTTACCAAAGAACATAGCTCGCTCAATGTCACCCATGTGTAGTTTGAGTGCCTTTGTGAGTTGCTCTTGCTCTTTGTCACCAGTACGCAAATATGTGTTCTGGAGAGTTCCACTGACTTGAACGGCAGTTTTGAAAATCTGCGTAAAGTTAAAGTCTGTGGTTGGGTCGAAGCTAATAGCTGTTGGTGCGGACCCGCCTTCTTGGTCGGCATGTCCAGCAATAACCAATACAGCATCGTCAGCAATTTGGTGAGATGTTCCACCAATGTTACGTTCAACTGCTATTGTATTAGCGGCTAGGTTAGCATCTGCTGTTGCTCGCATAATCTCACCAGTTGTCTGGTTTTGTAAGATAGTGCCCGTAACAATAAATGCTTCGTCGTCATCGTTGTCCAGCGTAATTGCTGTAGTGCTTGTCGATGCGACTGCTCCGTTGACAGTTACTGTTCTGTCTGGAAGCTCGTCCCTGAAGTGATTATACTTAGGGTCGTCTGTGCTCTCCGAACCAGCCATTGATAGCAGTGCTTGCAATGGTGCTGTTCCGTTAGGCTCCAAGAGAGTGAATAGCTCTCTATAATTGGTGGGACGAAATTCTGTACCGAATTGCCCAGTCCCACGCAGTCCTGTAATCGCAGTCATGTTGACCTCCTTTAGCGATAAATTGCGTTTTCATAACTGGGTGCTCACAAACAAACTGCTTTCAGCAAAGTAAATTTGATAAACCCGCACACGAATATGAAGCCGTAGCGTCTCGTGTTATTTATATTAGAGAACAACTTTAACTTTAAGTCGTCCCCTTACATCATATTTTTCTTAGCCATAGCTTCATCAGCAACCTTGTTGATGAAATCCATGCTTGGGTCTTTGCTCTGTGCTCCTCCAGCAGATGACCCTGGGGTAGCATTTATGTTTCCTGTGAATGCTACTCGTCTTTTTGCCATATCTTTTAGTCGTTCCATTTCTGGTGTGCCTCGTACAGCTACAAAGTCACCCATAATTTTATCGACTAATCCAGCATCTATAAAATCTTCGTTACTAAAACCCCGTTCAAAAGCAAACGTAAAGAAGTCGTCGCTTTGCTCGTCGGGTAATTGGTATTTTGCCTGTGCTTCGTTGAGGTTGTTAGCCGCAGTTTGCCTATATGCATCTTGAGCTTGTGTCTCTGCTTGCATTGTAGCTTTAGCCGCATCTTGATTTATCTGTCCAGCAGAAGCCAAGAATTGGTTCAGAGTCTGTCTCATGTTTGCGTTATCAGACTGTAATGCTTGTATTGTTTTGTAACCCTCTCGCATCATAGGTGGCAAGGATACTGCGTTTTCCTCTTCCCATCTTTTGATTTGAGTCTCAAACTCACTGTCAAGGTTAGCCATGTTGGTGACTGGTGTACCTTGTCTGTCAGGTGTTGGGTCTTTCTGTTGACCCATAGTAGGGTTTTTCAGAGCCGCTTGTGCGGCGGCTTGCAAGAATTGAACTACGTCGTCTGCACCTACCTTTTGACCATTCTTACTAGCACCATCCATAATTGACTGGATGTACTTCATAGCTGGTTCCATAGGCTTTTGTTGCATCAACTTGTAGTTTGCGTCTTTGTATCTACCGAATGTTTCTTTGATTTGATTAGTAGACAAGTCTCTGACATCTCCATCGCCAAAGTCTACTTTTACCATTGTTACGCTCTCATCCAGAGAGTTGTCCGCCTCGGTAGTAGGCGACACAGATGCTTGGGCTTTTTCTACTTCAGTAGGTACTTCTGGTGCCTCTGCTTGCTGTGCTTGGGGTTGTTGTGGCGGTTGTCCTTGAGGTGGCATACCTTCAGGTGGTGCTTGAGGTGCTGGAGCCGTAGCGTTTGCATCTCCTAGCTGTTGACCAGCTAGTGCGTCAATCATCGCCTTATCTTGTTGGTTTAGTTCTGCCATTTTTATCTCCTTTGTTAGCCGTAGCGAACGATGTGGAAGCCGTAGCGTCCTATTGTTGAGTCTCTGCCTCTGTCTTTATTGCACTTTCCATTAGTATTTCGTTGTCTAATAGTAAGTCTAAATTCTTCGGCAGTTCCATGAAACGACGAGCCGCAAACATTGCACCCCGTCTAAAGTTTATCTCGTCTATCGTTAGTATCTTATTTTCTGCTAACTGATAGGCGGCAGATAAAATTTCTTCTTGCATCTTCTGTTGGATTACACTCCAGCCATCAGACTTTAGCAAGTCGTTTAGTTTTCTTTTTTTCTCTACGTTGTTCATTTTTTCCAACTAATTCTAGCTGGTCCTTTCTTTTTGGAAGCGGATGAGTTGCACTGAGCCTTCGTCGGTCTGCAAGCTGGGTAACCCTTACGTTTCTCGCCCTTTTGCCTACCACAAGGTTTTCCTGTCTTGCAATCTATCCAGCCTTTGCCATTGTTCCGAGAGAACCATTTGCGTAAGCCGTCACTACTATCACTTTTTCTTTTTGCCGTAGCCACTTTTTTTGTCTTCCATAATTAGCTTTCCACCAGTCTTCTTGGCGTAAACTTTTGCCGCCGCTATACCAGCGGGGGTATAGGGAAACTTTTTCTTCATTACACCAGGCATTTTAATACTTCTTCTTTTTCATGGCTGGCTTTTTCTTTTTAGGCATAGCTGGCTTCTTCTTAGGAAGAGGCATTTTTTTCTTTTTTGGCTTTAACTCTTTAATAACGATAGGCATCTTACTTTCTCCTTCTTTTCGGGGTTGGCTTCTTGCGAAGTTTCTTTAGGTCTGCACCAGTAATCTTATTTCTTGGCGGTGCAACTTTTGCTAATTTCTTTTGTTTTGCACTGTATTTTTTAAAAGGCATTATGCTTTGCCTTTCTTTTTAGACTTTGTGCCCCAGTTTGCGGCTCCAACTTTTCGGCAAGAGACCAAGGCTCCTGAAGCATAAGCTGATGGAAAAACTCTATAGCGAGACTTTACCTTGTGGTAGCAAGCGTCCTTTTTACCTTTTTTAGCCGCCATAACTAATCCTTTATCTGAGTCCAAACTGCGAGAGAAACAAAACCCAAAAAAGCTACAACGAACCATTTAAGAACAGTGCTTGCCACTGTCCTCTTTAATTCACGATAGCCATCAATTAAATTCCGTAAGTCTTTTATGTCGTGGACAGCATTAGTGTCTTGAAGACCTATATCGGCAAGTGCTCTTTGGGCACCCTTGTGTGATGCTCTCTCTAACAGAGACTCTAACTGTTCGTCTGTCAAAGATTTCCTACTCATTATAGAGCGTCTTCGTAAGTCTTTTGGTCATCCGCCAATTTGTCAGCGTCAACCTTAATGCCCCAGTCTTCGTTAGCGGAGGCGGTGTTACCTCGACACTTTGGTGCTAATTCTAACGCCATGCTCATAACATAGTTATTTTTTTCGTCAGCCAACGCATACTTCTTTTTTAAAGCGGCGTTGTATATAGCAGTATCAACAGAACCCCAGTGCATTCCGTCTTTGGAAAACAGTAAGGTAATACCCATTTCTGTTAGGTTTTCGTTTCCCCAAGTTGAGGGGAGTTTACCTATACTAACAAAGGTTCTGGGTGTAGGAAGGTAGTTACCTTCTATTTTCCCATCCTTGTCCTTTGTTCCTGAATATGATTCTAAGTTAGCCATAGTTCCTCCTTACTTTGACGCTATGTGTGGGAGATAAGGACTGATACTTGATTCGTTCATTACAGAACCATTTGAATTGTATCCCCAAGCCCAAAGCCGTCCATCCATGTCAATGCAATATCGGCTCATCTCTTGTGTACTACTAGAGTGATATCCGCCGCCCCAAGCATACCTGATTCTTCCAGAAGCTCTAGCGTCCAAGAATACTGGCAGATAAGTCTGGTTGTTAGTAGGTATATTATATCTACCCATTGTTGGAGAGCCGTAACCAGCAGATTTTAGTGTGCCGTTGATACGCAATTCCCTATCCACAAAGTTTCTATGACAGACAGCCATGTAGGTATTGTAGTAATAAGATGTGCTAGTAGTAGTACCCGAAGACGTAAAATGACTGATGAATTTAAGTTCAGGTACAATTACTGGGCTGTTAATTTGGGTTGCATTACCGACACCCACAGCACCTCTTGCATTTTGTCCCCATCCCCAAACGTCGCCGTTATCTGTGACAGCCATTCTAATAGCGTCAAGGTAAGCTCCGCCTGGTGCAAACATATCTACGACGTACTGATTAGCTTGTAATCCTAGATTAGATACAAGAACTGGGCTGTTTCTCTGAGTTGTAGAGCCGTCACCTATGTTTCCGTATGTGTTAAATCCGCAACCATATAAACGACCATTAGCCATCAGGAAGAAGCTGTTTCCATAAGAACCGCCACCAGCGATAATAATCTTTGCTACCTTTACGCCAGATTGTGGCGATACTTGAGTAGCTGTTGCTGTGCTGGTTGTGTTTCCATGACCTAGTTGCCCATAGCCGTTGTAGCCCCATGTGTAAGCATTACCACTAGTGTCGATTGCTCCCCACATTCCATACTGTCCACCAGCACCTCCGACTAATGAGTCAATGTTTGATAGACCAGCATGTTTTACTGGAGTGCTTTGGTTTGTTCCGTAATTGCTTCCACACTGTCCATAAGCATTGTAACCCCAGAGATAAACGTCTCCTGACTCTGTTAGAGCACCGAACGTGACGTTACCAACTGGATACTGAGCGGTAGTGACTATGTATCTGATTGGTCCAGCCGCACTTGGCATGTTTACCTTTCCAAATCCATAGGTATCAGTGACTGTGCCGTTTCCGATTTGACCTTCGTCTCCTCTTCCAGCAACCCATATACTTCCGTCTTCAAGCAATAAAGCTGTGTTGCCATAAGAAGTGATGATTTGCTTAGTGTCATAGTCTGCATATTTTTGTTGTGCGGGGTCTGTTCCATCTACTCCCGCCCCATTTCCATATGAATAATTTAATGGGCAACCACTATAGGCACCATACTTATCGCCATCGGCTCCGTTTCTGCCCTCGTTTAAGTGACCCCAAGCACTGCCATGAGTTTTTCCGTTTGCCCAATAAAGCATTGCGGAACCTCTATAACCCATTTCGTTAGTATGACCAGCGTTGTAAGTTCCTTTATTAGCGGCATGAGGATATTCTGTAGCGTCTGATATCAGAGTCGCCATCCTGAACCTTCCCTCTGACCAAGTTCCTGTTACGTCGTGAGGCGGAGCGGCGGCTCCAACGTTTGCCCCACCATCTACATAACTATAAGACCAAGAAGGTCGGTTTCCATCGTCAGAAACTCTTAGAACCTGTTGAGATTGACCTATTGGTAGCTTTGTTACACCAACGCTAGAAGGTACTGAGACAGTGCCAGTCCCACCCATTAAGTTGTGGTTAGTGCAATAGTAGTAAAAGGTTGAAACATTTGTGCCTGTTGTTGGTATAACAAGCTGTGTGTAAGCACCTGAGCTACCAGGAGTTCCAGCGTAGGTGATGTCGTTGGTGCTATCGCTATTGATATCCAACAATTCTGTACCCGCTGGGCTGGCATGTGTGCCATGTTGTGTTGTTGAGAACTTTAGTGGGTGCCCAGTGTTTGTTCCATCTTCCTGATAGAAACGATAAGTAACGCCTGGGTACAAGATAAAGTTAGGTGTTTTTTGATAATTATAAGAACCGCCCATGCTTGAGTAACCACTGTACGGAGCAAAGTAATAGTAGTTCTGTCCGCCGTATTTTCTTACATAAACGTTGTAATATTCTGTAGAACCGCTGGCTTTGCCATCTCGGTAAATCATATCTCCAGGGTTTACAGTGGGGGAGGTTAACGCACTGGTAATCCCTTCAATGTCAACTACATGCTCTACAACTGTTCCGTCACAGAACACCCAGCCTTTTTTACCAGCACCGATTTGTACGATGTTGGATGATTGAGTTGATGTTTTGAATTTGACTGGTACTGGCATTTCGTTGTCTACGACGAAAGCCACACCTTGATTCGGTATTGTAGCTGTGAAATCTGAAGCAGAGTGTGTTCCACTTGTGTTCGTAAATTTGATAACAGTCTTTGTGACTTGGTCTGTTGTGAGTGTTACCGCTTGCGTTGATGCAAGAGCCGCACTTACAACTTCCACTGGTTTAGCCGCACTATCTACTAGCTCTAGTATTGCGTCTGCTCCAAACAGTCGTTCGACTGACGTTGATAAATAAACTAGGTCCCGTGCTGTTGCGGCACTGGCTCCCGTAGCATTTGCTAATGTCTTGCCTTGCGTCTTTATTGACTCGACAAGTTCTCTAAGAGTTGATGTAGACATTTATAAGCCTCCTACAAAACATCAATTTTGAGCAGAACAAACTCTTCTAACAAATCTATTCTTGGCTCACTGTTAATTCTAAATTGACTTATTTCGGTGAATAAGTCGTCCCCATCGAAAAAAACTTCAAACTTTGTTTGGTCTATCACCGCTGGTCCAGTATGTGCTTCAATACAAACAAAACTTTTCTGTCCTGACTGAACCATGTCCAATCGTTCGTATGCTACTCCAGCGGCGTATGCACCTTTCTGCCTAAAGAAAAACTGATTAGTGTCGAACCAGCCTAAGTTAGGGTCGGTGTATATTCCAAACCTAGCTTGAAACGTATTGTTTACATCGCTGGGCTTAACTCTGAAAGAAACTGCATTAGCGTTAAGACCTCCTGTGCTTGAGAACAAGTTGTCCATCAAAACAGGAAGTGTGAAGCCACCCTTTTCACAAGCCTCAAGATATGTATCAAGTAAATGTGTACCAGTGGTGGAAGACCTAAAGTTAACTTGGTCTGTAGTTGGTCTGGTAAAAGCCATTATTTAATACCCTTTTCTTCTATCAGTGCGTTTATTTTAGCACTTGTTAGGGTAAACTTGTCGTCCTCTTTGTACCGAACTTCTAGTAAATCCATTCTGCGTATGAGTTCTTCAACCTTTTTGTCTGTAACAGTTGGTTCATTCGATTTACGCAGAAGGTTTATGAACTCAGTTCTTAATTCTTCTCTAGCCGTTTTAGCGGCGTAGTTTGCTACTGCCCTTATGTACTCTCGTTGTGACCCTGAGAGTTTTGGGGACAAGCTGTCTGGGTCAGGTATAGTCATTACATATTCTCCCTCGCTGGCTTTAAATTACCCTTTTGTATTTCTTGTTGCATTTGCTCTTCGGGCATTACGTTCGCTCCACGAGCTTTTTCCATGAGTGCCATCTGTTGTGATGGTGTCATTCCTTGCTTTGACTCTTCTTTGCTAATTTTAAATTGGTCTACGTCGCTAACGCCCATAGCTCTGATAGCTTCTTCAATGATTCTGCTGGTTTTGTATTCCATCTGAAGACCAGATTGACCTACAACTTGCAACATATTCATCCAAGTCTCTGCGTTCTTAGTCGGCTCTACTGGTAAAGTTCCGTCTACGACGAGGTAATCTATCTCTCCTTGCAACATCGAAACATCAAAATCTAAGTATCCGTCGTCAATGTTGTTTATGAGTTCACCAGGGGAGGAAGCTCCATCTTGCATTCGTAGTGAGCCTTCGTACTCAAGTGCATCTTGTAAGTTTGCGACCATCATTCT